AAAATATTGATATTTGCAAAAAAACCAAGAATGAGTATTTTTATAGTAAGCGACGAAACCATTAATTCGTATGATTTTATTGTTAAAACAGACGGAATTGATTTATCGGCATTTACACGAAATCCGGTAATGTTATTTGACCATGATAGCAGTAAATTAATTGGTACGTGGAAAAATTTACGTAAAGAAAATAAACAGTTGCTTGCCGAACCAGATTTTGACATGGACGACCCTGAAGCTGTTAAATTGGCTAAAAAAGTAGAAAAAGGAATATTAAAAGGTGCTTCGGTTGGATTAATTGCTCTCGAATTTAACAGACAAGATATTGGTGATAAAAGTATTATCACATTATCAAAATCTATATTAAAAGAAATATCACTTACTGCATTACCATCAAATCAAAATGCATTGCGTTTATATGATGCAGATGGTGTACTATTATCGGCAGAAGATATTAAACTCTCTTTGAATCGAAAATTTAATTTAAACATAGAAATTATGAACCAACCATTAATTACTTTATTGGGATTGCAATCGGATGCAACCGATACCCATGTTATTGATGCCGTAAAAAAAATGCAAAACGAACTGAGTCAGTTACGTACTAAAGTTCAAGATTATGAAAACAAAGAAAAGTCTCGTCTTGCTGCCGATATTAAAAGCATGATTGACCTTGCCGTGCAACAAGGTAAGTTAAAAGAAGAACAGCGAGTTGAATTACAAGCTATGGCTGAAAAAGATTTTGAATCGGCTAAAAAGTTTATCGAAAAACTATCTGTCAGCAAACCAACTGAACACATTAATACTCAATCGAGCGGTAATATGCCTGAACGAGAAAAATGGACATTCCACGATTGGCGAAAAAAAGACCCTAAAGGTTTATTAGAATTAAAATCCAATGAACCTGATAAGTATGCAGAAATATTAAAACATGTATAACCTTTAAAAAACATAAAAATGAAAACTAAACTTTTATTAGCAGTATTGTTTAATGTTGTAATAGCATCATTCATTGCAACGGTTATTGATGTTAATCCATTAATTACATCAGGTATAAGTCTTGCCTTAGCCTTTATTCCAAGAGGCGAATTGTCAGGAAGCCTCCTTGCCGGATTAAATAAAGAAATATGGCTTGCAGAGATCATGGAAAAATTTTATCCCGACTGGTCATTTTTATCGGCAGTTAGAGATCTAAGCATGTTTGTAGAGAATAATACCATCAATCTTGCAGAAGCCGGCGTTGACCCTAATGTTTTAATTAATAATACAACTTATCCTATACCTTATGCTCAACGTTCGGATGTTCCATTAGCATTGCCACTTGATACCTACGACACCGAAAATACGCTTATACGTAATATAGAAGAAATGGAAACCGCTTATGACAAGATGGCAAGTGTTGTATTAGGACATAAAAATGCATTATTGAATAAGTTTGCTCAAAAAGCAGCGCATGCCTTTGCGCCGGCTTCTAATGGAACTTATACACCTGTGTTAACAACTAATGGAACTAACGACGGAAATAATTTTAAAAAGATTACGCTGGACGATATACTACGACTTGCTTTAGCATTCGATAAATTAGACGCTCCCGATTCAGGACGTATATTAGTATTGCATCCCGAACATGCACGAACTCTTGCTATGGAAGACAAAACATTGTTTAAGCAATTCATGGAAGAAAGTCAAGGGTTCTCTCTTTTTGGGTTCAAAGTGTTTAAATACAGTAAAACACCGGTATACAATAAAACAAACGGGCAAAAAGTAGCCTTCGGAGCTGCACCTGCACCGTCTACAGACACTATCTCTTCGATTGCATTTTTAAGCACGGAAGTATGTAAGGCGCAAGGCGACTTTGAAATGTTTGCCAGCCAAAAAGACCCGGGCGAACGCGGTGATATTATCGGTTTCCAAATGAGAGCGTTAACATTGCCTATGCGTAATAAATATATAGCAGCTATATATAACGCTCCTATTTCTTAAGCTATGTTCGAATCCATTGTTGCTTTGTTCATTTATATGGCTATTGCGGTAGCCTCCTTTGGCGGAGGCTACCTCGCAAGCCAGTTGTGGATGCAACATAAAATCTTTAGGCAATATAAACGATTGAGAAGCACATTTCGACAATATTTGTTATGATTGATTGGACGCAAATAATAGTACCCGTAGCATCTGCATTTGCAGGAGCAGCAAGCGGATGGATATTCGGTCGCAGACAAGCTAAAGCACAAGCAGAATCGGTCGAAATTGCCAATATGATTCAAGTTATGGAACAATGGAAAATGCTATACGAAGAAGTTAAGGAAAAATTAGAACGATTAGAAGAACAGGTAAAAAAACAACTATGAAATGGATTCTTATTATCATATTAATCATGATAACGGTATCTTGCAAAACAAAGCAAAACGTTATAAGTTCTTCTAAAATGCAAGATTCTGTTTTGTACATTGAGAAGACCGTTATTGATACTATATACATACAACCGAGTACCGTAACGGCAACTATTCCTGCATCTCAAATAAAAGACACTTCAATTATAATGCACTCAAAAGGACAAGCAACGGCAAAACTTATTATAAAAAATGGAAATATTAACTGCGAAGCCTATTGCGATTCGTTATATAAAATATATTTAAATACTACTAAAACATATCACCGGTCATCTTTTAACGAGAAAAATAAAAACATCACTGAAAAGCAACATTGTAACCGGTGGTTTTGGTTTGCTTTAGGAGCATTAACTACTTTTATTAGTACTATAATTATCGGAATAATCATATTTAAATTTAAATAGCTATGGAAAAACAACATTTAAATCGCATTAAAGAGTTTTTTAAAACTTATCCTCAAGAAGATAAAATCATATTAGTATCCGATGGTCATGTATTTCTTATGAATGCACAATCATTGGCTATTGACCATGCACGTCGCAACGGACTTGAATACAAAATTATTCACCGCAACGAAATATCATCTGAAAAAGATGAAGAACAAACCGAAAAGAAAACTAAAAAATAATCTGTATGCTAAACGATATTAATATAACCAAATTATCGGGCGGTCTTGGACGTCGTGAACCAAATAATGATATGGTATCTGCACTTGTGGCTAATGGTGTTGCTGTTAGTGGCGGAGTGCAATTAAATACAGTGTATCGGCTTAATTCTCTAAATGACGCCATCGCATTAAAAATCGATGCTTCGTACGATAGCACCAATAACATATTGCTATACGAACATATTAAAGAGTATTTCCGTATCAATCCCAGTGGCGAACTATGGCTTTTAGTACCGGCACAATCGGTTAGTTATGCCGATATGGTTGATAAAACTAATGTCAATGGTGCAAAAAAGGTACTAAACGAAGCCGAAGGTAAGATACGATTGCTTGCAGTTGCTTACAACCCATCTATCCCTGTAAGTGATTTTAGTGATACACAAGCAGCTATTACAAAAGCACAGGAGTTAGCAGTTGATGAATACAATAATCATCGTCCTATTGAAGTCCTTCTCGAAGGGAAAGGTTTTTCATTGACAAATCAAACTAATTTAAGAAACTTAAATGCCCCCAACGTTGCGGTTATGGTTGGTCAAAATCTTGCTATTGCTAATGCTCATACAAATTTCAACTCATATGCTGCCATCGGAACATTGCTTGGTGCTGTTAGTAAAGCATCCGTAAACGAATGTGTGGCGTGGGTTGAAAAATTCAATGTTCTGGGCGATAATTTAACTGTACCGGCTATTGCTAAAACCAAATTTAGCGATATTGCTGCAGGTGTTGTTAATACTACCAACGATAATGGATATATATTTTTCCGCACTCATACCGGTAAAGCAGGTATTTATTTTAATGACTCATTTACCTGTACATCATTAACCGACGATTATGCATACATTGAAAATAATCGCACGGTTCATAAAGCAGTACGAAATATCCGTACGGTATTATTGCCGCGTCTTGCTATGCCAGTTAATATCAATCCGAACGATGGCACCATAAGCCCTGAAATTATCAAACAGTTCGAAAATGATGGCAAACGTGCATTAGAACAAATGATTTCTGATGGTGAAATAAGTTCGATGGATATTCTTATTGACCCTTTTCAAAATATATTGGCAACATCGGAACTTAAAGTTCAATTTAGCATAGTTCCAACCGGAACTGCGCGAAAAATTAATGTAACTATTGGTTTTAACAATCTATTTTAATTATACAGAATATGAGCAATAACATACCATTAATAAACGGCATACGCCACAGTTGGGGTTCAGTTAGAGTGAATTTACTCGGAAGAACCGTTACAGGAATTACTGCCATTAAATACGATGATAAAATTGAAAAAGTTAATAACTACGGAGCCGGTAATATGCCGGTTAGTCGAGGTTATGGCAAATACGAAGCATCGGCATCTATCACATTGCATCATTATGAAATTGATGCCATTCAACGGGTACTTGGTCCCGGTAAGAGGATACAAGATATACCGCCATTCGAAATTAACGTATCATATTTGGCTGATAATACAGACCAAATAGTAACCCATGTGCTCCGTAATTGTGAATTTACGAGCAATAAGCGTGAAATTAAAACCGGAGATACGGTAATCGAAGTTGAATTAGAATTGATTTTATCACATATAGAATGGATGTAATATGGAAGACGCTAAATTAAAAGCTCAGATAAAGCAATGGCAAGCACGCTGGGGCGAAGTACACGAAATTGAAGTAGTAATTGATGACGAAGGTAATACTGCCAAAGGTTATATTCGTAAACCCGATTTTGATGTATTAGCAGCATCTTTAAAATTTGCCGATTCTGACCCATTAAAAAGTGGTACTATATTGCTCGAAAGCTGCTGGCTCGGTGGAGATGAAATCATCAAAACCGATGGTGAAGCAAAACTTGCAGCCATAAAAGCCGTAGGTTCTTTGATTAAAATTCGTGAGGCAAGCATAAAAAAGCTGTAACCGACTCATCGCTCGATATGGGCGATGAGTTCGATTACCTGCCTAAAGCCATGGCACTTATTCGGGCTCATTTTTACGTTGACCCTAAAACACTTAGCGACGAAGAATTTGGCATGCTATTTTCACAAGCAATCTGGCTCGAAAGCTGGCGTCTGAAAAATCTTGCCGAGATGGTAGCTAAATTGTTTGGTTAGTTGCCGTTTATAACATCATAAAACTCTTTCGTAAAAACAAAAGCAAAGATAATTGATAAAAGAATGAGAATAATACTCCAAAAAATATTAGATGCAAAATGTAATGAAGCTCCTATAAACAATGAACTTAACAGTACAAATGAAATGATAAAAACAAAATGCTTTACTTTTAATTTCATAATGCAAAAATAAATTAAAAAATGGATTCGGCAAATATCAATATTAATATTAATCAAACGATTTTTCAGCAATTAAATACATTGCAGGCTGAATTCATAGAAATTAAAAAAAGTGTACAAGTATTAGAAAAAAATACAGTAGGTTCATTTAATTCCATTAAAAATTCAATTGGTCGTTTAAGTCTTAATGCTGTAATCGAACAAATAAATCATGTTGCTGAATCTATTTCTGAATTAAATAAACCGGCTATTGACTTTAATGCCCAGATAGCCGATTTAAGCTCAATAACAGGTATTGCCGGTAAAGACTTGGAAGAATTAAGTAAAACATCTAAAGAAGTAGGCAAAAGTTCCGGTCTTGGTGCTTCACAGGCAGCCGAAGCTTTTAAATTATTAGCTTCTCAAATTAGTGTTGATAAAATAGGAATAAGTGGGTTAAAAGAATTGCAAAAACAAACCATTACGCTTGCACAAGCTACCGGTATGGATTTGCCAATCGCAGCTAATGCTATGGCATCAGCCATCAATCAGTTTGGTTTAGAAGCAAAAGATGCAAGTCGTGTAATTAACGTATTAGCAGCCGGCAGTAAATATGGTGCTGCCGAGGTGCCACAACTAGCCGATGCTTTTAAAAAAGCAGGGGCTGTAGCAGCATCAGCTAAATTACCGTTGGAGGCATTAGCCGGTGCTACCGAAGTATTATCACAAAATGCAACCATAGGAGCTGAAGCCGGAACTGCCTTGCGGAATATTATTCTGAAAATGCAAACCAATTTAGGATACGATTTCAGTAAAATTACACTATCACAAGCACTTGAAGAACTAAAACCCAAACTTAATGATGTTACATTCTTATCAAAAGCATTCGGCATGGAAAATATGGCTGCCGTTCAATACCTTATTCAAAATGCTCAAGCTGTTGACGAAATGACTAAAAAAGTAACCGGAACTAATGTGGCATTAGAACAGGCAGAAATACGCAATAAAACCTATGCTCATCAAATGGCAATTGTAAAAGCGTGGGTTGATGATGTAAAAATAAGTATAGTCGAAATGACAGGCCCCGTATTGCCGGCTATTGAAGTTTTTGCCGGATTAGGGAAAACCATATCCGGTCTATTACCTATATTCAGTTTACTAATTAAATTGAAAGCTTTGTTTAATAAGCAAACTTATATAACCATAGGCAATATAATCAAAGAAAGCGCATTATGGGTTAAAGATATAGCATTAAAAGGTTTGCAGGCAACATGGACAGGGATTGTAACGGCGGCTCAATGGGCATTAAATATAGCCATGGATGCTAATCCCATTGGCATTATCATTCTGGCCATAGGTGCATTGATTGGTTTATTTGTTATTTTAAAAGACAAATGGCGAGATTTGATAAATTGGTTTAAAGACACATGGGTAGGTAAATTTATTATGAAAGCCATAGAACCATTAATATATCTTGTTAAAGTATTATGGCCAAAATTCGAAGCAGGATTAAAAAAGATAGGCGATTTTTTTGAGACACTATGGCAAAAACTAAAAAAACTTGTAGAATATGTAACCGGAATGCCTATAACAGCGCTCGAGAAATATAAAGAAAACACTGAAAAATTAAAAACCTTACAAGAAATAAAATCTAAACAATTATTAATACTCAATAAAAGAGAAGATGTTAACAATCTTAATCATAAATCATCATCAATAACCAATCCTATAACCGGAAAAATAAGCGAAGTGAATGGAGGCAGTGCATCAGGAACGGTACGTAATAATAATATAAGAATTGAAAATCTTGTTCGCCAATTGATTGTTAACGTACAAAATGCAAATGATATACCTGCTAATATTAAGTCAATGGTAGAAGAAGCCCTCATTGCTGCCATTCGTGATACAGAAATTGCAATCTCATGAGTAGAAACTATACCATACCGGAACTATTAAGTATCATCGGGATACGTGGTTATATACCACAAGCTGCAGTTGCTCTTAACAAAGCCATGCAAGCTAAAACAGAACTCGATTATAGCCAGGCCATTCGTGAGGCAACCGAACTCATTACAGGTATCGAAGCACAGGATTATGGTAATAGCAGTTTTTTTGAAGGAATACCATTGTGGTTGCCAGTATTATTACAATACGACGAAATTGGCGAACTGCTGCTCGAAAATGCTATTGTCGACCTGACACGCACTAAAAATATTATTACTACTCCTATTCAAGGACTTGATGGAACTGTTAAAGAATATATTAGCAATGGAGATTGGCAAATATCTGTTCGAGGTATTATTGCACAAAAACAATACGGATATCCTAAAGAGAAATATAAGCAGTTGCTTAAATTCATGCAACTGAATAAGCCAATAAATGTTGCCAATCAATGGCTCAATGATGCAGAAATATATAGCATTGTAATAACGGATTTTAAACTGCCCTATAACCCACATATCAATTGCATTATATATGAATTTAACGCTTTATCGGACAAGCCGGTTGAACTAAAAATTAACGATGATGTTTAATCCGTTCATACATATAACCATAGGTAGGTATATATTTACATGGGTACATAAAGTATCGGTCGAATCGTCATGGCAAAATTTAACCGATACGGCAACTATTCTGCTTCCAAAAAACATTAAAATAAATTACAACCAATTACGTAACGAAATAAAAGTAGGTGATAGAGTTGAAATATCAGCCGGATACGATTTCCCGGCTAATGTTGTATTTAAAGGTTATGTAATAGGCATATTACCAAAAGTGCCCATTGAGATTAAATGCGAAGATGAAAGCTGGAAGCTTAAACAAAACACCATAACCGATACCATACGCAATGCTACCGTACAGAATGTCCTGAATAAATATTTCAAAGATTATAAAACTAAATGCTTAAACACAAAACTTGGTACTTATCAGATAAATAAAGCAAGTAAGGCTCAAATACTTAAATCACTGAGCGATCAATACGGGCTAAAATCATTCTTTCGAAACGATGTATTAGTTGTAGGTTTACCGTACGATAAAGAAACGGCACAAAAACATAAATTTGCATTTCAACGTAATATTAAAAGTCATAACCTCGAATATAAACGCAAAGATGATATTCGAATTAAAGTAACGGCAATAAGCAATATCCCTAATGGCAGTAAATTGGAATACGAATGCGGTGATGTCGACGGGGAACAACGCACATTGAATTATTATAATTTATCTATGAACGAACTCAAGGAAATTGCTCATCGTGAAATGGATAAACTTAAATACGATGGTTATCATGGCAATTTTACTGCATTTTTTGAGCCATTTGTGCATCACGGTGATATTGTTGAACTAATCGATTATGATGAAACAGATAAAGCAGGTAAATACTGGGTCGATGCTGTAAGTTACGAAATGGGAATAAATGGAATGAGTCAAACTATTAAACTGGGACCAAAAGCATGAACCTCGCAGAACTTATACGTCATATTGTAATGAGCAATATACCGGTACAGGTAGTTGCCGGCAAAGTTGCTGATATCGATGAGAGTAATGCCACCTGTACTATATCTATACAAGGAGATCCTACTCGATACGATGTTCAATTGCGTTCAATTATAAGTAATAATGAAGGATTTGTTATTATACCTGAATTAGAAAGTTATGTATTGGTAGGTATTATCAACAATAACCCCGTGCATTCGTTTATCGTAGCATATAGTGATATACAAAAAATATTAATCAAAAATACTGAGAGTATTACTCTCGAAATCTCCGACACTATAAAACTCAATGGTAACCAATATGGCGGACTTATTAAAATAAACGAACTTGTCCAGCGATTAAATGCTATTGAAAACGCTTTTAATGAACTTTTAAACGACTATAAAATGCATAATCATACACATCCGCAAGGATCTACAACAGGTATGCTTATTCCAAATACTCAGCTGCCCATACATAATACAACTGTAAATGAATTAGAAAACACAAAAGTATTGCATGGCTAACAAAGATATCATATTAGACAATAATAACGAGATATTGATACGTAACGGGGACTTCGTAATTGACGATGGATCGCAGCAACACATATCCCTATTATTATTAAGCAACCAGGGCGATTTTAAACAATATCCATTAACAGGCATAGGTATTTTTAAAAATTTAAATAGCCCTATGAATGCAACACTTAAAGCAAAATTATATCGTGAGATTAAAATTCAACTTGAAGATAATGGATTAAATGAAGTAAATATCGAAGGACCATTAAATCAAATGACTATTAAATGAAGATAACAGCACAAATAGAACAAAATATATTCGACATAGCATTACAATACTATGGTAATGCCGATGCTGTTTATGATATTCTATATGCTAACAAAATAACTTATAATACACCATTAATGCCCAATCTAAAATTAGAAGTAACACCTCAAAAAAATAAAACGACCGAATATTTTAATAATAAAACCATTGCCACCGGCGAAATATACTTATATACGCTTGGCAACGCAACTATTGACACCGATTATTCAACCTTTATAATTGATTAACTATGCAAAGAGATAGATTATATTTAAAAAACAGATTTATGACTGGAAGCAGACCAACACAGGCCGACTTCCACGACCTGATTGATAGTTTTTTTAATCATCTGGACGATGCTTTTGAAAACTTTGGGCTTACTATATACAACCCAGATCGTACCTACAATACAAACGATACCTGTATTAACAATGGCTGCATCTATATATGCAACGACCGCAATGTCTCAGGACCTTTTAATCCAGATAAGTGGGATTTCGTAACAGAAATGCCTGCTGTTTATACATTAAATCCATGGCAGAGCGATATAAACTACAATCAATATGATGTGGTAAGATATAAAGGCAAAGCTTATTATAGCAAATTAAACAACAATTCAGCTAATATTCCAACAAATACAACATGGTGGCAGGAAGTTCTTTGCAATAAACAAAATATGGTTAATTGGCAACCGGGTATTTACTTCAAAAATCAAAAAGTTATTTATAATAATAATGTTTATCAGGTTAATTGCGATACTTATACGTTATCCATAAATATATCATCCGATATCAATATTGGAAAATTATTACCCATATTGCAAAAAAAATATATAAACAATTTATATCTTGTTCGTGAAGCTAATGTTATTGATTTATCTAATAACTACATCATTGAAATAGGAGATATAGAAAATTTTAAAAATGGAGAGAAAGTTGTTGTTAAAAGCTCAACCAACAAGTATAGTGAAGTTAGTATATATAATGAATATCAATCATTAAAATGGCGAATAAAAGAGGATAGATATAAAGATATGTATGTTGTACGACCCGCTTATCATCCATCTTGGTGACTTCAAGTTTATCGA